GCACTCCATCCCAAAGTCGACGTCGCGGATGGCTTTGCCGTTGCCCAGGTCACCCTTGAAGAACACCCGGATGCCCTGGCCGCTGGGGCTGTACTCGGCGTAGGTGTTCTCGAGCAGCGCCTCGACCTGGGGGTGGATCTTGCCGGCCGTGATGCAATTGTCGAAGTCGAGCGCGCAGATGCCCCACTGCTGCAGAGATGCGAAGCCGACACCGTCGAACCCACGGCGTGCAGCTGCTGCCTTCGCAGCGTCGAACGTGACCAGGTTGCTGATGTCGGAGGGTCCGCCCTGCTCACCGTGGCGCTTACCGCCGTTGGCGTAGTACGGGACCTTGCGCGGTTTGCCGCCCCCTGGGACGGCTTCAAACCGCCAAACGACCCAGGCGGGAAGATCACGGATCGCGGCCGGGGCCTCGACGTTGCGCAGGTGTGGGGTGATGTGGGCCACGTTACTCATGCGCCCCCCGAATAAAGAACTGAAACATTGGCGACTTTCAAAGGCGCCATGGGTGGGGATTCCGCAGTCGCCAAACCTTACCCGCTGTCCACGGGCCGGAACCCCCACCCATGGCGGGACAGTTGGTTTGGCGTCCCGACTTTAGCAGAATGCAAAGTCCTGCAGTTAAAAAGAAAAGCCTTTTCGCTCTCTGATCAAGGCTTCTTTTGCGCGGTTGCGTTTGGGTAGAGGCAGCCAGGCCACGTAGAACCCGTCGTCGACCCACGGGCCTGTCGTGTGGATGCCCCCAATGGTCAGCAACTGCACCTTGTGACCGCCTGGTGGTTTTGGGTCACCCGCTGCAGGGTAAAGATACTCGGACCCACCCGCCTGGTACTTAATATCACCCATTCACACCTCATATCCGTAAACGCGCAGCCAAGCGCCGCGGAACTCGACCTCGCCGCGCAGGCGAGCAAGTGAGTGGTATTCGCACACCCAGTCGATTCCGTGACGTCGGACCAAGACGACAACGTTACTGCTAGGGAGCATTACGCGCATGCCAACCCGCAGCCGCCGCATAATCATTCGTCGCTATAACGACCGTTCGCCTGCATCAGCGCGGCAATGAAGATGCCGATACCCACACCGAACCACAAAAAACAGAGTGCTTCAATCCAGCTCACGACTCGACCTCCAAGGTTGATATTTCGACAATCGGAAATTCACTGATGAGCGCTCGCTCACCCAGACACTTCTGAGCAAACTCGCACGCCCGGCACGCCGAGACGATGTCGGTGCGATAAACGATCGGCAGCCGGCCCCTGCTCGCTTTAGCCATCGCCTTGGTCTCGCGCTCGATCGCAGCGCCAAGGTCAGCCGAGGCCTGGCGATGGCCGCCAGAGAGTTGATACAGATACCCCCGACTGGTGCCGCAGCGATGCGCCAGGAGTTCTTGCTCGTCGGATGTCGCTAATGACATCCAGTTCTTGATGACGGAGATCGTTTTCATGCCTCGATCTTATAGCAAACTGTAAAGCGCTTGCAGCAAATTGAGTGAATTGCTACTGTTTGTCAATGCAATCCGTGTATGAAATCCGCCGGGTGAACCTGCGCTCGCTGATGACGCAGTGGGGTGGGCCCACGAGCCTGTCCCGCAAGCTCGGGCACGCTAACGGGTCCTACCTGGCGCAGCTGATCGGGCCGCACCCATCCCGGGAGATCAGCGAGAAGGTCGCGCGCGAAGTGGAGGGCAAGCTAGGCCTGGCCATCGGCTGGCTCGATCAAGAGCACGCACCAGGCTCCACGGTACTGGACAACGCGGCGCTGAGCGATTGCGTGACGCAGGTCTAAGACCCGACCCGGACCGATATGCAAATCTGGTCAGCCTTGTCTACGACAACATGCGCCTGCAGGGCAGAGTGGATGAGACCTACATCAAACGCCTGGTTAACCTCATCCGGTAAGGGACCCAACATGAGCAACGAAGAACTGCAGCAGCGCATCTCATATCTTGTAGAGCACGGAGGCCTGTACGACGATCCACTAGCAGACATCCGGCGCACAGCGAAAGTCGCGGTGGTGTTGTCTGGTGTCACTCTCGTCGTGCTTGCACTTGTGCTGATCTTTCACACGTAAGAATTCACGGTGTGACGAAAAGGCCCGGATTTACCGGGCTTTTTCTTGCCCGAGCGTTTTAGCATGTGCTACAGTCTCTACGTGTTGTACCGATAAACAAACGCAAGGAGCAAACGACATGACAACACCCGCCCAGCAGCTGCTGGTAGACCTGAAACCGATCTTCGACCGCTGCCGCGAACAGCTGGCCACGATGGACCCTGAAGTCCTGGCCGGCTTGAAGGCCCTCAACATCCTCGAGGACCTGGTCGATTTCCACAAAAGCTGTTTCGGCTTCGTCACCAGCGACGAAGAGCACGAGTGCCTGGCAAAGATCGTCTGCGAAGCCGCGGACACCCTCTCGGAAGCCTACAAATGAGCCAAACCCGCCAGGCGCATCTGCTGGGCCTGCTGGCCCACGGACATCCATTTCGGATTTCCGTTCTTCTGACGGCCATCCTGTTCAACGTTCCCGCTCACGTCATCGAGCGTGAGTTCTATCGCTAATCAACTGAAAGACCATCATGTACCACGACGACTTTGAACCTACCCAACCCACGCCCCGCAAACGCACCTTGAAAGACTCAGCTGTGGATGCGCTGTTCGCGATCGCCCTGGGCGGCGTGTTTGCCCTGGTTTTGGTTTTCGGCCTCGCGGCTTAAATGGGCTACGACCCAAACTGGCCATTCCCCCAGTACGACGAGTACGACGAGCACGGCAAACAGCTGCTGCCGGCTGACTGGAACAAGCGCCAGCCAAAACAGAACCACTACCCAACCGACGTCGAAGAGGCACCGCTGTGATTATCCAAAAGACCGACGCCTGGGAGCTGGAAGTTGAAACAAAACCTGGCCCCTACGGCACCGCCATCATCTTTTTGTCTTACGTGCCGACGGCACGCAGGCCCGAGAAGCAAACACAATTCAAGCTTCTGCTACAACGCCACGAGCTCGAAGCCCTTCAAAAAGTTTTGTCTGACGCTTTAGCATCCGCTACACTTTAAACCCACATTGCCAAAGGACACCGACATGATCCAAGTCACTCTTAACTTTAAGACCATCGAAGCAGCCCGCCAGGCGCTGCTCGACATCCCCGTCAGCGCCCTGGTCGGCGGACCAGAACCGGAGGAAGTTGAACTCCCAAAGCCTGTGAAGGCTGCGAAGCCTGCCCCAGAGCCGGTGGATGTCCCGCTCCCCGTTATTGTGGCGCCCGTGGAGGTCCAAGCCCCGGCCGCTGCGCCCGTGGTGATTGAGTACTCAACCCTGCAGAAGGCTGTCCTGGCCCTGGCCGGCAAGTCTCGCGACGCTGCTGCCGCGATCGCTGCATCGTTCGGCGTGAAGACCTTCAAGGAGCTCGCCCAGGACAAGTGGGCCGACGCGCTCGAGGCTGTCAACGAGCGCCTTGCAATCCTGGAGGCCTGAGCCATGGGCGCGCACTCAACTTGGTCGGCATCGGGCTTCGAGCAGAAGATGCTCTGCCCGGGCTCCCACGTCCTGCAAGCCGGCCTGCCGAATACCTCGAGCAAGTACGCTGCCGAGGGTACCGCTGCGCACCAGGTCCTGACCTGGTCGCTGCAGCAAAGCCGTCCGGCGGCGGCTTATGTGGGACAAACCATCAACGTTGAAGGCTTCGACATCGAAGTCGACGACGACATGGCCGAATACGTCCAGACCTGCATCGACTACGTGCACGACGCTGCTGGCGAGGGCGTCATCCTTGTCGACCAGCGCGTGAACTATTCGACATACCTCGACGTGCCCGAGTCCGCCGCCTGGGGCACCGCGGACGTGATCATCATCCGAGACGACGAGATCATCGTTGTCGACTTTAAGTATGGGCGCGGTGTTGAGGTGTCGGCCGAGTCCAACCCACAGATGAGCCTCTACGCGCTGGGCGCCCTGCAGGCATACCAGGGGCTGGTCGGTGACTTCAAACGGGTGCGCATGGTCATCAGTCAGCCGCGCATAAAGTCAACGCCAAGCGAGTACGACCTGACGGTCGACGAGCTGGAGTACTGGGCGCACTTTGCCGCGCGCGGTGCAGTGGACAAATGCAACAACGCAAAAGTGGCGCCAGAGGTCGATGGCTGGGTTGAGGTGTTCCTGCAGCCAGGGGAAAAGCAGTGCAGGTTCTGCCGTGCGAAGGCTACGTGCCCTGCCCTGGCCGAAAAGGTTGAGCGAACCGTTGGAGCTGACTTTGAGGACATCGAAGTCACGCAAACCCGCATCACCCTGTTCAAAGAAGATGCCGAGTCCATCAAGCCCTCGCTGATCGCTTCTCACTTAGCCGCGGTCGACATGATCGAAGACTGGTGCAAGGCGGTCCGAGCTGAAGCCGAGCGCCGCTTGCTGGCTGGCAAAGATGTCCCGGGCTGGAAAATCGTACAGGGCAAACGCGGTAACCGCGCCTGGTCTAAGCCGGCCGACGTCGAGGCCCTGCTCAAGTCAATGCGCCTGAAAGAGGCGGAGATGTACGACTTCAAGCTGATCAGCCCGACAACGGCCGAGAAGCTGCACAAGACGGAGGTCATTGGCCCCCGTCAGTGGGCAAAGATCCAGGAATTTATTTCTCAGAAAGACGGGTCGCCGCACGTGGCGCCCGAATCCGATTCACGTCCGGCGCTCGAGATCAGGCCGGTCGCTGATGACTTTGATCTCGTCGCTTAACTCATCCAACCACTAGGAGATATTCAATGACTACTATCAACACCCCCATCGGCCGCGTCATGATCAAGAACGCTCGCCTTGCATTCCCCAATGTCTTCGAGGCCAGTTCAGTCAATGGCGAAGGCGAGCCGCGTTTTGGTGCCACGCTCATCCTGAGCGACGAAGAGCAGATCGCCGCCGTCAACAAGGCTATCGAGGCCGTTGCAAAAGAGAAGTGGGCCGCCAAGGCCGACGTCAACCTCAAGGCCCTGCGTGGTGCCGGCAAGGTGGCCCTGCGCAACGGCGATGAGAAAGCAAACTATGACGGCTTCGAGGGCAATTACTTCGTTGCTGCCAGCGCAAAGGCCAACGCCAGGCCCACGGTGGTCGACGGTCAGCGCCAGCCGATCACGGAACGCGACGGCAAGATATACGCCGGCTGCTACGTCAACGCGTCGATCGAGATCTGGGCGCAAGACAACGCATACGGCAAGCGCGTGAATGCCACTCTCCGCGGGTTGCAGTTTGTCCGCGATGGAGAAGCATTCGGCGGCGGCCGCCCGGCTGCAGCTGACGAGTTCGACGTGACTGAAGGTGCTGGCGCAGAAGATTTCGCCTAAAAAAAAAAGCCCGCCGAAAGGCGGGCAATCTCACGGAGTCGAAGTGAACGCCCCACTATTGTAGTGGGGCTCTTTTTGTGAGGGGCCGGGAATAACCATTAAGCACTGCGGTGTGGCCCCTCGCCAAAGGACGAAAGGAAACCATGAAACGCCTTCTTGCAATCTCCGCCCTGCTTGCCTCGAGCGCTCACGCCGACCCCTGGACCGGTCCCGATAAGACTTTGCACTTCGTCGGAGGTGCTGCGATTGGCGCCTCGGTGACCCTATACACCGGCAACCCGCGCGATGGCCTGCTGGCCGGAGTCGGTGTCGGCCTGGCAAAAGAGTTATACGACAGTCGGCACAAAGACAGCCACACGCCCAGCGCCAAAGACTTTGCAGTCACTGCCCTGGGCGCGGCGGTTGGCGCGTACACAGGCCTGGTGATTCGCCGCCAGTTCATCGGCTACGCAACCTCCTTCTGACATGACAATTCTCTGGTTTGACTGCGAGACCTACAGCGAGTGCGATCTCAAGGCGCACGGCACCCACCGCTACGCCGAACACCCCAGCACCGAGATCACCGTCGCGCAGTGGGCCCTTGATGACGACGAGCCAACCGTTGAGGACCTGTCCCGCTACAAGGGGTGCAGCATGGCCCTGATGGACATGCTCGAATCTCCCAACGTCACCGTCATTGCACACAACAGCGCTTTCGACCGCACCCTGCTGCGCCACTGCTGGGACGTAGACATCCCCGTGGAGCGCTGGCAAGACACGATGATCCAGGCGATGGCCCACGGCCTGCCTGGCAGTCTCGACAAGATCGGCCAGATCGTCGGCCTCGAAGCGGACCAGGCCAAGGACAAGCGCGGCCGCGATCTGATCCAGCTGTTTTGCAAACCCCGCGCCAAGAATTCAACACTGAGGAGAGCAACCCGTGAAACACACCCCAGAGAGTGGGCCGAATTTCTTGAGTACAGCCGCCAGGACATTGTCGCAATGCGTGCAATCAGCCAGCGACTCCCGACCTGGAATTACCGAAGCGGTCACCCAGAGCTTGGTCTGTGGCACCTCGATCAGCATATCAACGACCGAGGGGTGGCAGTTGATAGAGACCTCGCCCTGGCAGCAATTGGAGCTGTGGCCACAGAGCAAAAGCGACTGAAGGCAGAGGTCATCGACGAGACCGACGGCCAGGTGAGCAGCGCGAGCAAGCGCGATCAGCTGCTGCAGCACATCATCGATGCTTACGGCATCGAGCTCCCTGACATGAAGGCCGACACTCTCCGCCGCCGGCTCGACGACCCGGACCTACCGGCCGGTGTTCGCCTGCTGCTGTCGATCAGGCTCGAGGCAACGAAGACCAGTACAGCCAAATACGCCGCCCTGGTCAAGGCCACCAGCGCCGATGGCCGGCTGCGCAACACCCTGCAGTTCGCCGGAGCCCTGCGCACGACGCGCTGGGCCGGGCGGATCTTCCAGCCCCAGAACCTCCCCCGCCCCTCTCACGGGTTTGACGGGGAGGCGCAGGACGCAGGCATCGAGGCACTGAAAGCCGGCGCCGCTGACCTGGTCCACGACAGCGTGATGCAGCTGACCGCCGACTGCATCCGCGGTTGCATCGTGGCGCCACCCGGCAAGAAGTTGGTCATCTCGGACCTGTCCAACATCGAGGGCCGCGGCTTGGCCTACTTGGCCGGCGAGCGGTGGAAGATCAAGGCGTTCGCCGAGTTTGACACGTTCAAGCTAGACGACAGTGGCCAGCGCATACCGGACGGCAAAGGCGACTACCTGCGCATGGGCGCCGACCTCTACAAGCTCGCTTATGCGAGGTCGTTCAACGTCGATGCGAAGGACGGCAGCAAGAGCCAGAGGCAGATCGGCAAGGTGCAGGAGCTCGGCCTCGGGTATGAGGGTGGAGTCGCTGCGTTCTTGACCTTTGCCGTTGTCTATGCCATGGACCTGGCAGACCTGGCCAAGGCGGTGTGGGCCACGGCATCGAGCCAGGCGCTCGAGGATGCGCAGGGCGTGTGGAGCTGGGCGAAGAAGAACGAAAGAACCCTGGGCCTCTCAAACGAAGTTTACGTCGCGTGCGAGATCCTGAAGAAGGCCTGGCGAGAAGCACACCCCTGCACTGTCGCACTGTGGAAAGCCGCGGGCGAGTCAGTCCGGGCGGCGATCAACAACCCGGGTGAGACATTCCCGATCGGCCAGCACCTGAAAGCCCGCCGAGATGGCGCCTGGCTGCGCATCCGCCTGCCCTCTGGTCGCTATCTATGCTACCTGAACCCCGAGGTCGATGACGCAGGGCAGATCAGCTACATGGGCGTGAACCAGTACACGCGCAAGTGGGATCGGCTCAAGACCTACGGCGGCAAGCTGATCGAGAACGCCACCCAGGCTTTTGCCCGCGACATCCTGGCCTACAACATGCCTGCTATCGAACGGGCCGGCTATTCGATCGTGCTCTCGGTGCACGACGAGTTGCTGACCGAGACGCCAGACACCGACGATTACACCGTCGAAACCCTGAGCGCCATGATGGCCACCGCGCCGAGCTGGGCCCAGGGCATCCCCCTGGCAGCTGCTGGATTCGAGACAACAAGATACAGAAAAGAGTGATCACTAACCTTTAGCAGGTGCTACAGTTACGCACACACTAGGAGGCCAAGAATGGATGGATCTGAAACCCGTGAATACGGGAGCGAAGTGCGTAGGTTGAAGCTGGGGGATCTGATCCTTTGCCAGCGCTTGACCAAGGGTGAATGGGAGACCTTTTACGAGATCGAAACCGCGGACGATAGCGCTGAAGCCTTGTCTTCGTTTGCGTGCCGAATCATGCAGCGAAAGCTGGACGGCCTGCCCGTACTGTGCGAAAGGGTTGGTGATGCGTGAATCGGTGATCGAGGCGTACCTAGCCAAGCAAGTGAAGGAAGCCGGCGGAGAGATCAGAAAGGCGGAGTGGATCGGCCGCCGAGGCGCACCGGACCGTCGGGTGATGTTGCCGGGCCGGACGCCAGTCTGGGTTGAACTCAAGGCCCCGGGCGAGAAGCCAACAGCGCAGCAGATTCGAGAGCACAACCGCATGCGACGCCTGGGCGAGCTGGTCGAGGTCATTGATTCAATCGAAGGTGTTCAGGAGTTTATGAAATGAACCCACCCAACAATTCAAAGAAGCGCTGCATCAAGATCAACGCAATCACCCAGGCGGATTTGATCGCCCACATGATCGAGGGAATTCACAGCTGCCAGGGCCTGGCAGATCTCACAGGCCTGCACTACGTCACGGTGCTGCATTACACCCGGGAGCTGCACAGGGCCGGTGCTGCTCACATCGCGAGCTGGGAGAAGGACGTCCGCGGGCGCGATAGCGTCAAGGTCTACAAGCTCGGCAAAGGCAAAGATGCGAAGCGCGAGAAGCTCTCGAGCATTGAGCGCCAGGCCAGGGTTCGCGCGCGAAAGAAAGCGCACAACATGGCCAAGGTCATGGCCGGCACCGCTCGGTTCGTGCAGTCAGACAATGGCCGCTTGCGCGTCGAGGCGGTTGAATGAGCTGCCCTCTGTGCAAGGCAAAGGCTCACGTGCTTGAGACGCGCTGGAGCGCAAAGCACAAGGCGAAGCGCAGGCGGATGCAATGTTTGGGTTGCAACTTTCGGTTCACGTTGATCGGAAGCACATACCGGCGCCCGCGGGCTACCTCCGGCAATTCGAGGAAGGTCGCGCATGCGTAGGTCATTTACCCCCCGCCCCTACCACGGCTTGGCCATGGCCCACCTGGCTGGCGTGCCCCGCTCCGCGATCTTTGCGAAGCCGGGCATGGGCAAGAGTGTCATGGCTCTGACGTTCCTCGACTACCTGCACAACGTGTGGGGTGAGAGCCGCCCGTCCTTGGTGCTGGCGCCGCTGCGGGTGGCCCGGGACACCTGGGCCAACGAGGCCGGCAAGTGGGCACACCTGAGCGGCATCGAGGTGGTGCCGATCGTCGGCACAACGGAGCAGCGCAAGGCGGCCCTTCGTCGCCGGGCGCCGGTCTACACCACGAACTACGACAATCTGGTCTGGCTCAAGGACCAGTTCAAAGGCAAGGCCTGGCCTTTCGCCACCGTCGTGGCGGATGAGAGCACGAAACTCAAAAGCTTCAGGCTGCGCCAGGGAGGCGTTCGGGCCCAGGCCCTGGCCAAGGTGGCACACAAGGACGTCGAGCGATGGATCAACCTTACCGGCACGCCGGCGAGCAACGGCTTGGCCGATCTCTGGGGTCAGACCTGGTTCCTTGATGCCGGCCAGCGTTTAGGTCGCACGTTCAGCGCGTTTCAGTCCCGCTGGTTTCGCCCGCAAAAGAACGGCCAGTTCAACCGCTGGGTGCAGGCCGAGCACGCCCAGGAGGAGATCCAGGAGCGCCTGGCCGATATCTGCCTGACGCTCGAGCCAAAAGATTGGTTCAACCTGCGCGAGCCGATCGTCAACATGATCGAGGTCGAGCTGCCAACCAGCGCACGTGCGCAGTACCGCGAGATGGAGCGGGAGCTGTTCACGATGATCGCGGGCAACGAAGTCGAGGCGATGAGCGCCGCGGCAAAGAGCCAGAAATGCTTGCAGATGGCCAACGGCGCGGTGTACCTCGAGGATGGCAAGACCTGGGTTGAGTGCCACACCGAGAAGCTCGACGCCCTCGAGGAGCTCGCAGCCGAGACCGGCGACGACCCGCTGCTCGTGGCGTACCAGTTCAAGAGCGACCTGGCCCGCCTGCGCAAGCGCTTCCCCGACGCGCTGGTGCTGGCCGAGACAGATGGCATGGCCGCCGCGATGCGGGGCGAGGGCAAGATCTGGCTTGGCCACCCGCAAAGCATGGGCCACGGGGTCGACGGCCTGCAGCATCACTGCAACACGATCGTGTTCTTTGCCCAGGACTGGAACCTCGAGCAGCACGACCAGGTGCTCGAGCGCGTGGGGCCCATGCGCCAGCTGCAGGCCGGCAAAGACCGGCCGGTGTTCGTTCACTACATCGTGGCCCGCAATACGATCGACGAGCTCGTCATGGCCCGTCGTGCATCAAAGCGCAGCGTGCAGGATCTGCTGCTTCAATACCTCAAAGGAAGAACATGAAAGAGATCCCGAACTACATTAAGAAGGTCGCCGGCAGCGCGCTGGACATCCAGATCGGTGGCAACCACTACAGCAAGCTGAAGATTCAGCCGATGGAGTATTCGATGGCCAACGGCCTCGACGCCTGTCAGCACACGATCGTCAAGTACGTGACCAGGTTCAGGGACAAGGCCGGAGTCCAGGACCTGGAGAAAGCCCGACACGTCATCGACATGCTGATTGAATTTGAAACCAAGAAAGGAAGCTGACATGCCTGGAGAATTTGATACCGCAATCAATCACGCCCTGGATGAGTACCAGACCATGGAGACCAAGGCCAAGATTCTGGATAGGCTGATGGCAATGCTCGCCTCTCCCGCCGCCGTCGATGTGGTCAGTCGCGAAAAACTGCTCGAATGGATCGAGGGCCAGGTGGCTTAGCGTTCCGCAAAACGTTCTGCAGATTCTGCAGAATCGTTCTGCAAACAGAACTTGACGATCTCCCCCGCGCCGGTGCATCCTGCACCGGCCTCTAGCGTTTGCTAGAACTGCAAAGGGCGCGATGTCCCCCTAGCGCCCTGATGGCTTTACAGTTTTGTAAGGCCAGAATATACATTATGCGTACCAGAACGGGGGTTGACGATGTAGCGGCTGCTAAAGGAAACTGTGGCAGATGCTTGAGATAAACACCCTCCCCGGCCGGCACCTGCGCCAGCTCATCGAGCTGATCGGCGAGTCGCGCCTGTGCTTTGAACTCAACATCCACCCCAAGACCCTGTACCGCTGGAAGACCGGCCGGGTGCCGATCCCCGGGCGCCAGCACCTGGCGATCAGGATGCTGCTCGGGGATCTTCCAGGCACCGACGGCCAGTGGACTGGCTGGCGGTTCTTGCGTGGCGAGCTGGTGGCCCCTAATGGTGAGGGGTTCAAGTCGGGCGATGTGCTCAGCCTGATCATCCTGCGCCAGCTCACGGCGCAGCGCCGAGAGATCGAGGCGTTGAAGATCCGCCTGGCCATCAGTGAGGAGGCCGAACGGCGCCACTCGGGCGCCACCAATGAAGACCTGCGCGTGCGCGCTTAACCCTCGCGCACGACGCGAATCGCCACGTTGGCGTTGAAGGTGTTGCTGACACCCTTGATGTTGAAGAACATCACCCGCACCAGGTCGGTGCCGATCGGCGCCGCGCTGTAAACCCAGTCGGCCCCGGTTGAGCCCTGTGGGGTCATCACCACCTGCACGTTCCTCGAGGTGTCGATGCCTGTCACGGTCAGGTTGACCTGGTAGTTGCCACTCGCCCCGATCGCGCCGGTGTTGACCGCCTGGATCGAGGACACATCAATCTCCACCAGCGCCGCGGTGAGCAGTGCCACGATCTGGGCGTAGGTCGTTTGCACGACGTTGGTGACCACGTAGCGGTTGCGGTAGGCGCGCGCAATCGAGTTTCCGTCGGCCACGTAGATTGCCTTGGTGATCGGGTCTTGAAACTCGTTGGCCTCAATCGTGACCGCGGTCGAGCCCGTGATGCCGATCGCGTTCTTGGTCTTCGCCACGCCACCAAAGGCGCAGGCAAAAAGGTTGCCGCTCACGTTGACCGCGGCGCAGCTCTGCAGCTTGAGGAAACTGTCGCCGGTGGCCGTCCCCGTGAGGTTGTTCTCGCAGTAGTTGCCGGTGAACTGCACCGCATTCCAGCCCTGCAGGTTGATCGTGTCGTCGGCGGCCGGTGCACTGGCGCGCCCGTTGATCTCGAAGTAACAGCCGTCGATCACCAGGCTGTACTTGGCGGTCGAGTTGCTGTCGATCACCTTGTCGTTGCCGGAAAAGCGACAGTCGCGAATGCGCAGCGCGTTGACCGGCGAACCGATCGAAATCGCCACCGCATTGCCAGTGCCGGTGCCGCCGTTGGCGACGGAGTTTGAGCAGTTTAGGATGCGGACCTGGTCGAGCACGACGTAGTAGCTCGCGGTGTTGAGCCGCACGCCGTACTGCTGGAACCCGGAGATGTGCACGCGGCGCAACAATACCTCGGTAACACTTCCGGCGTCGCCCTGGCATTGCACGGCGGTGGTCGTTTGCCCGCCCCCGCCGGTCTCAAGCACCATCCCCAGGTTCTCGAGCACCACGTTGTCGACGTTGTCGAAGTCGAAAAGCTGGTTGGCCGTTGTCACGGTCGGACGGTAGTTGATCTGGCTGGCGCCCGGTCCATCACCAACGATGCGCGTGCGGTTGGCAACGGTGAGGCCCGCGCTTACGCGGTAGGTGCCGGCAGGCACGTAGAGGGTCTTGCCGGCAGCGGCGACCAGCGCCAGGTTGAACGCCACCCGGTCGTCGGTGACCCCGTCGCCTTTGGCGCCGTAAGCGCGAACGTCCACGACACTGCTCAGCTTGATCTGATTCTCTTGTGCATTGCTCATTTTCTCCCTTTCAGTGCGTCGGCCATGGGGCCGGCAATCTTCTCGACCGAGCGGCCGACGACGTAGCCACCCAGGCCAAACTCGACAATCGACCAGAGCTTCAGGTATTCAGCCTCGGATAAGTTGGGCGCCGACCAGCCGAACCAGCGCGCGACGATCAGCGCGGCAAAGGTCAGCATGGTGAGCGGGCGCCAGTTGGCGGCCAGCCAGTGCGTGCTCGCGGCCTCGGTCTTGACGATCTCGGCGCGCGCGGTGAGCTCCACGAGCTCGCCCTTCTGCACGAGCTCGAGCATGGCAAGCTTGGCCTGGTCGCGCTGGGTCGGATCCGGCCACAGCCGATCGATCAGTTTGCCACCCACATCCAGCGCCGCGGTGATGGGGTCTACTGCCATGTTCCCGTCTCCATCTGTTTGGCCAGTCGCGCGGCGCGCTCAGGTGTCTGCGTGGCCCACTTGCTCTGCAGCATCATCACAGATGCGGTTTTGTAATGGCCTAGGCGGACCTGCTCCAACGTGTTCTTGAATGCCAGTAGCCCGGCAGTGCCAAGCTGGAACGCCATGTTCAACAGCACCCCCTGGCGCGCATCGTCCAGTGCGCCAAACCACGGCAGCGCTGCAAGCAACGCGCGCGCTCGGTCCTTGATGTCGTTGGCCAGCAGGTACTCGATCTCATCGGGGCGCAAACCGCCGCCCTTGCGCGCGTCGATCAACCGGCCGACGCCGATGGTCCAGAACCCAAGATGGTCTTGGTAGGCGCTGGGCTTAATGCCCTCATCGCGACGTAATTGTTGGGCGAGGTTCGCAACCATCTCAGCCGAAGCGAACGTGTTGAATCGCCCAGGTGATCG